TCCTCTAGCTTGTAGGTTTTGAATTTGTATTGATAGATTTGTAATCATTGGCAGGACTTTCAACCAACCTTCTTTTTCTTCTATGCCATCCGGTGCGCCGGTAGTACCCGCTCTAATTCTTAAATCCACCATGTCAAAGATTCGATCTTTGCTAAGCGTTGGCCAGTCATAGGTTTTCTCTTTAGTGATAGTGAGCTGACCATCGACCATGGCTGTTCTGGTAATTGGCGCGCCCATATAACGCTCTACCTGTTCGCTAGTTAACTCCTGCAATAAAACCTGAGCACTGTATTGCGCTATTTCTTGTAGCCAATCTTCTATCTGGTCTTTGAATTCAAATACGCGTCCCGATAACGCTCTTTGTAAGATATTGGCTTCAGTAGCTGTCTTAGGTCTGACGACTGTTGAGCGCGCAGCATCTTGCAGCCCAGTAACTTGTTCCCAGTCATAACGTACTGCACTGGTGTCATATACGATGGGATCTATCTTGGGGTGACCTCTGGGAATAATCACTTGGTTCAGGGGCTTGCCTTCGGTATCAACGATAGTGATCTCACCAAATCGTGAATCAGCATGCTTCTTAATGGTCTTTTCATTGATATCGGCTGATGCGACCCATCCGGGTATGCAGAGATCTCGATGTTGATTGAATCGATCCCTTGCTTCGTTGTGCTCATCTTGCAAACGTTCTGTTAGATCTACCAGGCTTGGACCAATGAATTGGCCATCTACTACTTGGTAAGGTAATAAGAAGAATGGATACCAGCGCTCTCCAGCTCTTGGTGGGGAGTAAGGTTCACGTAACCATTCAGACGCTCCCTCCACCATTGTGTATACACGCTGGGTAGCTCTATCCCAGATTTCCAAGACTGCGATCTGCTGATCATCACTTACCGGACTTTTGCTTGCATCCATATGCATGGAGGCTAAACGCCTAGCTTTCTTATGCGAGGGTTCGCCTTGGCCTGGTTGGTAGATCTTGGCATTGGCTAGATTCTTCTTGTACATAGCCTCAGCCTGCGAGCGCTTCATCGGTATAACTTGGCAGATCCAGTCCGCATCGGTGTAATCCCAGAACTCACAGATTGAGGGATCGATGAGCAGATTCTCGGTAAGGACTCTATCAATGACGAGACCTTCAGCAGTATTAACCTCTGAGCGCTCATATAAAGATCCGATGAGTTGGTCTAACTCTGCCCTTTTGACATCATGATGATGACTCTGATTACCGTCAACAAGATCTTGCTCTAGCTCTTTGATAAGCAGTAGATTCTCTTGCGCATCATTAATCCGCCCTTTAATGTAAGCATCCTTGCTTGGGTCTCTTTGATACATCACTTTGAGAATTCCGTAGCTACAAGTCAATGCAGCTCTTACCGTTGACTTGGCTCGATTCTTTAATTGCGCATGTTCTAGAGATCTATTGGTTACTGCTTCTAGTGTTCTACAAAAGAGCTTGAGGTCCGCACCCGAATTTAATGGGGCTGTGGATATTTCTGGATTTCTTGCATATACATTGGGTAGTACGGCAGAGATAGTGCCGTGTATTAGATTGGCTCTTAGGCTGTAGAAGTCTTTGCTAGTTGGGTCTGCATTCCAATTAAAGCCGGCCACCGTATTGCGGTTATGCCTTACGCGCTTATGAAAGGCTGACCAGTGAGCGCGCGCATGAGTGATGCGGGCAGTCCATTTTTGTTGGAGGGGTTGAGAGTCTTGAGGCACATCTTATTTATATATTTAGAAATGGGGCCTCCAGGATTTATTGTGAATTTATGTAACAGATTTAGCGGGATGAAAAAAAGACTACCGGGGACTACGTAGAGAGCAATTCAGAGAGCCCCATCCTTCCAATCTCTACCAATATCTTCCATTCCGTCAAAATAGTCTTCCAGCATATTGAGTTTTTGCAATACTCGAAAAATATTACGGGAAGCCGCCTCGGTTTTATGGTCATCATCTATTTGGCACCATGAACATGTTTTTTCGTTGCCTTCCAATGGCTCTTTACATGAAAAGCAGAAGTTACTTGCCGGCTCTATGCAATTGACATTAAAAATAAAGGGGTCACCACTTGAATTAATAAAGTACGGGATCGCCGAAGTCTTGCCTATCTGCAATTCAAAGTAACTACAACCAAACTCAAGTGATTTTTTGAGGGCCATAGCTTTGGTTTCGACAGACGCTCTTGGACCACATATGAACGAGCTTATTGATCTAGCTGGAATATCAACAAGCATCATTCCACCTTCAACTCTAACTTCTTCCGCAGCTAGAACCATGCGACGTTCTTGCTCATAATCCCAACATATTGCCTTTGTGAAATATGCAGCCTTAAACACCCCTCCTTGCAAAAAATATAAGTAGCGAGGCTTACCAATTACCTGCGCGCAATAAAGCATATCCCTCAAATCGGGATCCGGAGATTCTCTATAGACCACATCGTCAAATTGACTTTCAGGGAAGTCGCTCACTAAAGCAGCCTCATCGATCTCAATAGCCACACCGGTTAGATTTTTTGCGTAATGAGCCCACATAGGGAGCACAATAGGAGAAGATGAAAAACATGTAACTGGATGCTGCTTAATATTTCCAATTACTTCAGCATAAAAAGCAAGCACCCCTGGTTCTTCCTTGAAATCAATGGTCAAAAATTGCTCATAGGGGTCGTTAAAATCCTTCGGATAGGAGCACTTTAGAGTTATTGCATCCTTTAACTTGATCACTCTATCCAAGTACTCTGGTCCAACATATTTAAATATGTTCTTGCTCATAATTTTTTAAGATTTTAAAGAGTCAATGTTTTCATGAAGATCATAAATTGCCGACTTTAAGACCTGAAGGGAAATTTTTGCAGTGCTTTCACGTGGGCGAAAGTTTGCCGACATTTGCTCAAAGGGATGAATATAGTTACGAAAATCTCGAAGAGAATGGCTAAATTTAAAGGTATCGTGTTGAATTAAAGATAGCTCTTTTGACACATCAATAAAGCTAGCAAGACTCCAATCATGGAACATCTTTACCTTCCCTGCTGCATCTCTTGGTGCGGAATTTGCAGAATTAAAGTGCCTTGGATATTGAGTAGCTAACCCCAAGAGGATGCCCTCAAGAGTACTTCCAGCAAGCAAAACTACTGCAAGTGGGGAGGCGGCGGAGAAACACTTTTCAATTTCTTCTATCCTATGCTCAAGAACTGAAACTATTACACCATCTAATCCAAGCCCCTCAATGGATATATTTGAAAATTCTCTGGCAAGAAAACCATCCTCCTGAGTTAAAGATACACCCTCTTGAATCTCAATTTTATCCAAAGGTTTGAATACAATGTCAGCCCCCAAACGAGACACTCGCCACTTATCAAATGCCAAATATTGATTAAATTCTTTTAGATGCTGATCTAATTCTGGCAGTCGATTAATAAAATTAATCGGGGTAAAAATTCGCTTAATGCACTCATCCAGCTTTGGGGTGCCGTTAATTTTTTTTAGGCATTCATCAGTAAACACCCATCGCGATGGAAATCCCTGTCCATAGAATTCGTTAAAACCCAGATTATTGAAAAAGTTAACGAGCGTTGGGCCGGATCTATATTCAGTCCGCTCATTAATCATTTCTCTTAGCATTTCAAGTGACTTCTGGGATAAATTCATATCAATTAACCTTTGGACTAACAGCCCCCAACACTTCGAGGAAGTATGGGTCTCTTTAAACATAATACATATTCAGTCTAATACCCTCCTTGCTCTCATCACCCCATATCTAGTTGCATCCCAGGCATGGTCCTCGGCATCCGTATCTACATCTTCTGGGTTTAATGAGTCTGGCGGTAATTGGGGGATAGTTCTTAACCAATGCTTACAGCTTGAGAAGATCTTGAGTCTGTCTTCAGCTAGAAGCCGGATGATTTCTTGAGCACCATTTACTCTACTTCTAGGGGCGTTATAGGCCTCCGTCCATTTCACCCCTTTATCCCTGAAGATCTGGCCGATTGAACGCTCTGCCCCGATCTTGGAAAAGATGGATGGGTCAGCTAGGTTCATGCGGTATTCATAGCCAAGGCGTTGGTCGTGTATCTCGATCTTTTTGATCTTCTCTGCTACTACCGTTGCGTCTTCTCTTGTGCCCGTATTTTCTTTATCTCCATACCCATAGAGCTCTCTCCATAGGTAATAGACTCCATCATTAGATAGAGCAAACCAATAGACGGCATATGGTCTGGCATAACCCCAATCCATTGAGCGCCAGACCTTCCATGTCGGTGGTATTGCGAAGGGTTCTACAACGTGCTTAGAGGGTTGCCATACGCCTTCCAAGAAACTTCCTACGTGGATATCCCAATCACCTTCTAACCAGGCTCTGCGCCTGTTTGGATCGCTTAGCGACTCTAGGCTCATGAGGTAATTGGGGTCGTTTTTTAGGAGATGGGTGTTCTCATAAATCGTCGAATGAATTCTGACCCTAGGTAGTGCGCCTTCTTGCCTGATGATTTGTCCCGCTGGTATTGCCCCAATCTGAAATCTTTCCTTTACCGATGCATGCCCTACTCCAAATGGATTGCAGGTAGCCCTCACCATTCGTGGCATTCCAGGGTGGGATGACCTGCAGGTGGAATGCATGGCTTCGTAGAAAGAAAGGTTTCGCCAGTTAGTCAGCTCCTCAAATCCTAGCCAGGGGTATTCATGGCCGTGGTAATTCCAGTAATCGTCTTCATTCGCTCCATAGCGAAAGTACAACATCTCACCGGTAGGCCACTTCCACACGTAGTCAGATTCATTGAACTTGGCACCCGGGAAAATTTGATAGAACCAGCGCTTACTCTTGGCTACTACGTCAGCTAGCTGCGGATATGTGAGACGAAAGAGTGTTCCGCGCCAGTGATCTCCAAAGCCTCTACCTACGTGTTGGGCATAGCTCATTAGTAAGGTATCGGTCTTACCCCCTCCTCGGGTGCCCTCTAGCAACACTTCATACACAGGGCAAGTCAGAAACAAAGTCTGACTACCGGGCAATGGTGCCCAGATGGTTTTCAAGGGTTGCCTTTAATGCGCTAATGTTTGGCTTGGGCGGCTTGCTCCCAATCATCCATACTCATCGCTCCTGGCACCACCAAGACGCCACTTTGTAGTGGCGCCCCATCCTTGCCGGTATGTTCGATTGCAGATAGGCGCGGGTGGACATAGGGGGCAGCGTGTCTGGCGATGGTGGCAGCCATATTCAGAAGCTTGATTCGACTCTCGGTGATCATGATGTCATGATCATGACAAACGCCTTCATGAGCATGATCATCATGCTTAGTGCAGTTTTCAGCTTCCTTGTAGAGCGCCATCATGGTGTTCATCATGACTTCTAAGGGTGTGATGCCTTGTGCAGCAGCTACCTCTGCGATTTCACGAGTCCTCTTGGTGAGGCTGCCCTCTTTACGCCCTGCTCCTGGCCTAGCTCCTCCTTTATTTGCCGGCTTTGCTTTTGGCTTTGATTTCTTTTGATTGTTTTCAATCATGATGATGCTTCTGGTCTTCTGATCATCTTCAAAAGATGAGGTTGCAATGCCACTGAATCACCAAAAGGTTCATCAAACTCAATGATGATTCTCTGGAATAGGTCATGACGACTTTGGGCCCCACGATGCTTTACAACTGTGCCTATTCGGCCACTTGGGGTTTTAACGATTGATCCGATTGGGAAATCTTCCATATCGGGTCGATCAATGATTCCAGCTATACATGGGTTAGCTTGCATGCGAAGCCTCCGTTGTAGCTGGGATCTCTTTTCTCTTACGCAGCTCAACAAAGATTCTGGTTTTAAAAGAGTCATAACTCTCCGAGCCTTGAGCACGTATTCCGAGTTCTCGTCCTTTAAGGTCAATTCCCTCTTTCGATTTCCACCAGGTCTCTTCAGAAGAATCTAGGGCTTGCGCCTTCCTACGCATCCCTTTCAGAATGGACAGAACAAATCCAGTGTTGATCGGGGTAGAACTTGATGCCCTCCTTCGCATTTCCTTTGCCTGGGCAATAGCCTCCTCAACCTCTTCAACGGTTAGGGCTTGTTGAATCAACTGGGCAATACGTTCATCG